TGATGGTGCTTACACCAATGCTTGTTTAATTCGTATTGATTTATCTCAATCGTTTAGTGACGGTACGTTTGCTTACGCTTACGACTTGGAATATGAATCAAGTAAAGATGCAGATAACTCTGAAGCAACTGAAGTTTATTTAGTTGACGATAGATTAGTTATGGTAGTTGAAGAGAATGATGGAGCTACTAAGGGTGAGCTACAAGTAGAACACACTACTAGAAAGCGCAGCACTGGCTGGCTTCAAACTGGTAAGATTCGTTATGGAACTGTTGAGCCAAAGTTTTTTAGGTACGTTAATCTTCAATGCACCACTGGTCAAGGTGACAATATAACTGTTTATACTATTGATAAGTTTGGTACTGAATCATCTCTTGCAGTTGTTAGTCAAGGCTTAAGTAATAGAGACATTTTAATAACTACACCTGCTACCAAGCAAGAGTTTATGGCATTTAAGTTTGTATTTAACAACGCTACTGATGATCAAAGCCTACCTGTACTAGAAGCTTATCAAATTAAATCTACGCCAGCTACGCGCCGTCAGCGTTTGTATCAGTACCCACTGTCTTGCTATGACAACGAGATGGACAAATTTAATTCTATCTTTGGTTACGATGGTCGTGCTATGGAATTTATTCAGCGTATTGAAGCTATTGAAGAAACAGGTAAGTTTGTTCATATAACTGACTATCGTACTGGTGAGCAGTATGAAGGTGTAATTGAAGAAGTTCGTTTTTCTAACGAATCTTCCCCAGATAAAAATAGTAGTGGCTTTGGTGGCTTACTATTAGTAACAGTTAGGAAACTATAAATGAGTAAGAAGCAAGTTAAAGATATCTCTGGTCGTATGCTGGCTGTAGTTATTGCATCTGTAATGGGTACTCTTGGTGCTGGTGCACTACTAGGTATTGATACATGGAAGTCTGCTGCATTAGCAGCGATCATGGGTGTTGCAGTTGTATCTGAATCTCTAGCCCGTGGTTACATAGGTGATGGCAAGCTAGATGATAAAGAGATTAATGATTCTTTTGCTAAAGCAAACGAGAAGAAGTCTAAGTAGTAATTGAAAAGAAAACTCCGCTTAGGGATTGTTTCTTTTATTGTAGGTTCGTTCATGGTGTTTACACCAACCAATGCATTTGCTGAACAGGCTCTTGCAGATGTCACATGCGCTACAGAAGATGGAGTAGAACAAACATTTTCTATTGGTTGGGATAACAGTAACCAATTCTTTGATGGTAAGGGCGAGATACCTCGCCTTTACTGTGAGGGTGGATTCTCTAATGGCTATCCTATTTACATTACGGATAACCTACCTTTAGATTCTCCACTGCGTTGGTATAATGGCATAGCTCCTGTGCTAGAACCTGTGCCAAGTCCTAGCCCTGAGCCAGTCGTAAGCGTTGAACCAACTCTGGACCCAGAGCCAACGCCAATACCTGAACCTACTCAAATTGAATCACCTACTCCAGAACCTACAGTAGAACCGAGTCCTACCCCTACTGAAACTATAGCTGAGCCTACACCTATACCTATACCAGAGGTAGTAGTACCAGTACCAGTAGAGCCAACACCTACTCCAGAAGTTGTACAAGAATCTGTACAAGTTGAGCCTACACCTTCCCCTACTCCTACGATAGAAGAAATAGTCCCAGAAATAACCCCAGAACCACAGCCTACAATGGCTGTTCCTGCCCCTGTAAGCGACACAGAGCAGTTTTTAGCAGAGGTTAGTATCCAACTACCAACCTACCTAGAAAATGTACCTGGAATTGTACAGTTAGCAGCTGCTGCGGAGTCAATCATGGCTATAGGTAGTGACATGACACCTGAAGAAAGAGAAGAATCTCAGGGTGTTGTAGTTGCTGCAGTAATTGTAGGTCAGTTAGCCCAAGTCAGGAGACTTAAGTAGTTGCTTAATCGAATAAAGAAATACTTAAAAGAAATAACAGCAGAGACATACACCTTGGTCGGACTCGCCATAGCTTACTTTACGTTAGACGGCGGAGCCAAGAAGGTAACAGGGATCTTAGTAATATCTGGCTTCCTTGTATGGCTTGTAACAATACCACTAAGAGATGAGGATGAAGACTAATGGCTTCACCAATGCAAGATACAAAGTATAAGGTCACGACACCCTTCGGAGTCAAAGGACGTTTATGGTCCTCTGGTCGCCATGAAGGAGTGGACTACGCAGCACCAGTAGGTGCAGTTGTAGTTGCTCCATGCGATGGTAAGGTTGTAAAGGTAGGTCAAGTATGGGGTGCTGCTTTCGGACAGTACTCAGTGCTACTTAAAGTTGAAGGTGGACATCTTCTATTTGCTCACTTATCTTCTTACAAGGTTAAGGTCGGACAGACCCTTAAGACTGGAGACTTTATTGGGAAGGTTGGGAAAGAAGGCAATGTCACAGGTCCTCATCTTCATATGGAACTACAAAAAGGTCCAGGTTGGAAGCGTGGCGGTGGCATAGACCCTGCTAAAATTATTGGCGATGCCAAGAAACCAGCAACACCAGAGGCTTAATTGTTTCGCAAGTTAGTAGTGGTATCTATAAGTACTGCTCTTGTTCTTATGTTGTCTTCATCACAAGCTGATGCAGGTGCAAGTAAACTAAAGAAGGATGAGAGTACGGTATCACTACGTACTAACAAATGGACTGACGTTCCATTTAGTAGCGGTAATTCATTTACCTTAAATGGTAAGCGAACTCTTTGGGTTGCACAGTTGCATATGCAGTGCAAGAAAAAACCTCGCTACGTAAAGATGAGACTAGCAAGAAACCTACCTAATGGTAAGTTGGACACAACAGGTACAAACACATACGCATACCCAAAAGGTATTAAGGTATGGAATGGTACGTTGTTATGGGAAACCAAAAGTAAACATCCCATGACAGTTCAATACAAGATCATGGGTGGCAGTGGATGCACTTCATCTAATCGTCAATTCAAATGGTGGCAACCTGGTGAACCATTACCAGAAGAAGTTCCATCTTCATAAGCTACAGCTTATGTAACCCCTCTTAGAGTAGTAGGCAACTTAGTACCTACCACCCTAAGGGGGGTTATTTTTATTTTAAGTTACTCTTTATCTTTAATAAAAGATAACATTAATTCAGCACCAGCATACGCTTCTGCACATACAGCAGCACCACGAAGATTAAAATCTTTTGGATCTTCTGGGTTAAGAAGGTCACGGATATGTTGTTCTTCTGCTGATTTAAATGCTTCAATAAAAGATTCAAATATCTTATAGTCTTTAGACTTCTTAACTAATTCTCCTGCTTGTTTTAATTCTTCTTCTTTATCACTCATGTTTGTTGTAATCCTCATCTCGTACTGGTGGATTACCACCTAGTATTTTGACCATCTTGTTGACTGCTCTGTTAGCTTCCATCATCACTGCTTTCTGTGACTTGTCAGCGTCCATACGATCTCTTAGTTCTGCTCCATCTATCTGCTCCCCATAAAATAAATGAACTAATGATTTCTCTCTGTCATTTAACTTATCGAAAGCAACCTTGACATCAGAACTAAATGCCATGAAGTCACCTGATTCTGCTAGTGCTTTACTAGTACGACCCATGTTGCTTAGTGTGTTGTTGAACTTAGTCCAGTCGTCACTAAGCACAGCAGGAATCATAAGCTTAATGAACTGCTTGTTGTACCAGAAGTTATCTTCAGCATTGTAACCAGACTTATGTGCTTTTTCTTTAATGCAATAGTCTAGTGCTGAGTTACGTAGTGACCTAGCAAATAGTTTATCTCTATCTTTCTGATCAGGTAGAGCTAACCATTCTTCTATCTTGTTGGGATGTTCAGCAAACCATAGCCATAGTTCTTGTTCAATGTCTTCACGTTCAACCATCTGGTATTTACGTTTAAACTCTGATCCAATCTGCTTGACCATAGCATGGTACATCTCATAAACAATTCCATTAGAACTCATATGTCTTACCCTCGACTACAAAAGATCGTCCATTGATAGGTACAACAACAGGAGTCACGTTACCTCTACGTATGTAGAGAATAGTAAATGCTTGTTGCCAGTTAGCACTACCAGTATTTAAGTAAGACGCTTGGCTGAGATCCATAAGGTGTCCGACTTCAACTCCGTAGAGACGACTTTGAATTTTGCCATTATAACCTTGGTGTTCATGCTGGATTCCTGCTCTATGTGTATGCCCACAGACGACCGAAGACCCAATTTTGCGAGCCAAAGCGAGAGCCGTCCCACCAGCTTGCCTTGAGATGTTGCCTTCATCCCCATGTGCCAGTACCCATCCTGGTGCAAACTCCCATAACTTATCGTGATAGGTAATTTCGTTTTCGCTGTAATGTAAAAGCTTGGAGTATTCCAACTCCCGCAAACTTGCCAATGCTGGGGCATATCTCTTGACATAGTTCTCAACTCGGTCACCGTGGTTACTCCTCATGGTATGGAAAGGCTTATCACCTAACTTGTTTTTAAACTCTTTCATAATGGCAGCAGTACGATCTAGTCCAGCTTGTAGAGTTCCTTCAAACTCTCCAACTAAACCTTTGTTCCATCGTGATGGTTCAGGACTATCTGCTTCATCACCAACACAGTAAAGTTCATCTGGCTGGTAGTCACCCACAAAGTTCTGCACTGCACGTACAGCACGGGGATCATGGTAAGGAACTTGCATGTCAGGTATCACTATAACTGTTTTCATATTTACCTACTTAGTAGTGTCCCACTTGCCTTCGATTACCAGTAAGGCAATGAGTGCATAGTTAAGGATATCAATGAATGTATCTTGTACACTTTCGTTTTGTGGTTCTTTATTGTTTGACAATAGATTGTTTAGTCTTGCTACCTTGTCATGTAGCCTAACACTTAGTCCGTTCAATGGTCCACCTGGTGCATCAGAGATGTTGCTTGGTCCATAGTCGTCATGCTTTTGCACTAGTAACTCAATAGCTTTGCGAGCTATGATGGCAGCTTCAAACTCTAATGGTGGTTTTATTTTAGCGTTGGTCTCTTTAGTGTTAGCGTAAGCCCGTTCGCATATTTGACATCTACAACTTCTAATCCCATGTTGATCAGGGCTTGGAAGATGTGATTGATTTCTTGTTCGCTGAAGTCCTGCATTGTAATCCTTTAGTTTAGCTTCGTGTTCTTCTAATTCTTTTCTATCTTGTAACATTTCATTTACATGGTTTGTTAAACTATTAAAGTTTTTTTTCATGCTGCAATCTTTTCTGTAAAGTAGCCAGATCCATTACGTAAGAACATTGAGTTAACATCCTCACCTTCAGGCATCTGCATAATGATAACACTATTAAACTCTTTACTTAGACTCTTTGCAAAATCAGAGCCAGGCTGATCACCGTCAGCAAAAACATAGATAGTTTCAAAGTCTGCCAGTAAACGTCCGTAGTGCCGTTTCCAAGCATTAGCTCCAGGAACACCCACAGCAGGAATGCCGCAAGAATAACTAAGAGTGATAGCATCTATTTCTCCTTCACATACCGCTATAAAATTGCCTGCCGTGTGCAGTGCATTAACATTGTATAACCTAGTAGAAGTTCCTGGCATACCCATGTACTTAGGTTCTTCTAATCCCATTGATCTAAACCTTACATCAACTACACCTGTTGGTGTTATGTATGGGATAGCTAGTCTATTTACAAATGCTTCTTGTCCAGCTAGTGGATCAACGACGACTCCTAATCGAATCTCTTGAGCTGTCTTTAGACTTATCCCTCGCTTGGCTAGATACTCTTCTGCCAACGGAAGGTACTCCTCGTAATGACTTGTAGCTTTCTCCAGTAATACCTTCTGCGATCTTGATAGCTTCACCGTACTTAACTCCTTCGTGTATTTTGATTACGTTAAATGCATTTCCTTTTACTCCACAGCCATGACATACAAAGATGTTATCTGTAACTGATACGCCTGCTGATGCATGGCTATCGTCATGGAAGGGACACTTAATCTTTTGCCAACTGCCATAGTCTCTACGTAATCTACCACCATAGTGCTCTATGATAGCAGCAATAGGTGGCACATCCATTAGTATCCTGCTTCTTCTATTAGTTTAAACCAAATGTTTACTGGCATAGTTGCATACCATAGTCCAACATCTTGTGTTCCTTTTTTCTTATGAATAACTACACCTGTGTCAGCTTTGTCGTTAATCATTTCTACTTCTAGTTCTTTTAGCCAAGCAGATAGTTCCATCTTGGCACAGTTCTTTACTTCGAGTACAACTCCAGGCACACCTGCAATGTCACCTCGATCATTGACTCCGTTAAGAGATCGTCGTTCGACATGCTTACGTCCTTTACTGACTAACCAGTTAACTACTGCTGTCTCAGCAGCCGTACCTTTTTGTTTACTTTTGCTCATGGCATTCACAATCACATTTCAATGTATAATTATTTACGTTGTTAGTAAATTCTTCTGGGCATTCTTCATGCTGTTGTTCTGTATCGTGACCAAGACACCAACCGAATTTACTCATCGTCGTCGTCGTAGTCTGGTGTGTTATTGGTATCCCAATTAATACGCTCCACTTGGTACTCCTAACTCTACTATTTTTAGATGTTGTTTATATCTAATGTCATTTGATATTGCTAGCTCATCCTTTAATCCACGATTAACTGCTCGTAAAAAATCTATATCATCTAATGCTTTTTGATATAGTTCTTCTAATGTTAGTTCTTCTTTTGGATTAGGATTGTCACGAACGTATGTACCATTTATAGCCTTCATCTTGCTTCCTCTAGATCTGCTATAAACATATACTCTGGATTAAATTGTAACCATACTGGTGACTTACCAGATTGGTCTGCCTTACCGTACCTATTCTTAACTGCAGCTACACCTAGCAATCCGTTGCTCTGTCCAACGGTAAGGATTAGTGCAGGTAACTGTGCTACCTTGCCTTGCAAGGATGATCTTGGTTGGCATGGGTCTCCGACATAACCTTCTTGTGTGTGATGTAACACTAGGATAGCGGCGTTGGTATCTCTTGCTAAGTACTTAAGTTCTTTAAGTGCACTACGCATGTTACTGAATTCTTCTCCGCCATCCATACTAATATCCATAAGGTTATCAATAACAATTAAGGCAGGTGCTTCTCCAAGTAACTCCTCAATCGCGGTAACCTCATCGTCGATATCGCTAAGACTAGGGGCAGAATCAAAGCTCCAATAAATATGGCTGGCAAGAGCAAGGTTATTCCTAGAATTGATTGGGTCTTCCGATATGATTTTTTCTGCTTCACTCTGACTTACTCCTGTAATCATTGAATACAAACGCATAGCCATAGTGTGAGCATTAGTATCTGCTGATAGGTATAGCGTTGGTGCTTGCATACGTAGTGCTAAGGCTAGTGCAAGTGTTGACTTACCTGCACCTGGTGTGCCTGCAATCATACTTACTTCTGCTCTTCGCAATACGATTTGGTTATTGTCAAACGTCCTGAATACTGTAGGCATTGGCTCACCACCAATGTCAGGACGACCTACTGCTCTGCTTAATGTTTTCATTTATCTCCCAATAAATAATTGACTGGGTAGGTAGCCTTCCCCACTACACTACCCAGTCAAACCTATGCGACTAGAATGTAGCGTAGTCTGGGTCGTTGGTTTTCAGATAGATAGCTTTACACTGATCTGGTGTACCCTTAGCTGTTGGACACATGTAAGCCTTGTAAGGTCCGTATGGTCCTACACCTTCACGCTTAGTCATTACACCATGAATACAAGTCCTGCTGGCTGAGCCTGCTGTAACCCCTGCTACTGATGGTGGTGCTACTGGTGCGAAGGTTGCTGTTGGTGCTGCTGCTGGGATTGGTGTCTCGTTAATTACTGTACCACCTAGCGCATCAACCACTGTATTGATTCTTGCGTTACTTGATTGACTGGGTTGCGTTCCAAGAAACAACTCTTCCATTGCAGCGATGCTGTTATTAACTCCGTTACCAATAAGAGCATTGATATTATTCTCAAACTCAGTAGCATCAGTACCGCGTACGGTAATGATAGTACCTACCTTAGTCTTTACATTTACTACGTAATTACTTTCCACTTTGTTCTATCCTTTTCTTTTGTACTTGCATTGATCTTTTACATTACACATTATACAGTGATTGAGATTGGGTATGAACAACTCTGCTTTACGAGCTTGATCAAACTTGCTTACGATCTCAATGATATCATCTTTACTAAAATAATCTAGGTTGATTAGTTCACTTGTTTGTCCTGACCTAGCCATCCAGTATGCACCATACTGTGGACGGATGCCTAACATTTCTTCCATACCTGCAGCATAGAATGCTAACTGTAAGTCTGACGATGGGGTACGTACACCTGTCTTAATATCTAATACAATTAGTTCACCATCAGGGTTAATCATAACTCTGTCAATGTGCATCTGTACTGGTATATCATTCCAGATAGGTGTAAGTGATAGTTCAATTGCTGGTACTCCAGGTTGTACTTCCCACATAGTTAGTGGATGCGTACCATTACGCCATGTAATCCATGAGTCAACCATCTCTGAACCATTTACATTCCACCAATCACCATCTTCTTTGTTGGGATTAGCTTTGGTTGCACGACCAGATGCTTTCCATTGTGCCTGATCAACACCTGTTTTTGCTAGTTGTTCTGCTTGTTGTGCAGCCCATGCTGCTTCCCAATACTTATTCATTACTTACCTTCTGTTTCAAATAGTTCTTTATCATACATCTCGGTCGCTGTGTGTACTGCACTACCACCTGCTAGGTACCAGGTTGGTTGTTCAATTAACTTTTCCACTCGTGTAAGATAATACTTCCAACCGCAGTCAAGGTATGTTGTTAGTGCTGAATAAGATACATGTGCTGGTAGTTCATATCCGTTTATTTTAATCATAGTATTTTTTATTCCTATCATAGAAATCTTCTTTAGCTCTACTAAGCATCATGTCTTCAATGTGTGCTTCGATACGATCATAGCATGACTCGCAGACATCTTCGTCTTCCTGCTTGTATAGTTCTTCTATGTCCATGTTACAGCATTCCATTACTTGTTCATTCCTCTCAAGAACCCTGAAGTCCAGGGCTGCTCAATCTTGATGTTGTATTTCTTTCTCCATTGACGGCGTTCATAGACTGACATGCCACCCCAGAACCCCCACTCTTCGTGCTTGATACCCCAGTCTCTACACTTTTCTAAGACATCACAGTTTGCACAGATTTTCCTCAGCTGTGGATAAACATTAGTCTTTGCCCATGCATTATCATCATTGTCTTCTCCTACTGGATAGAAGAAGTTAGTATCCATACCATCACACGCTGGTATTTCATTCTCATTAATCTGAAACATCGAACACATCTCCTGTGTGTGGATCGTACCTACATGTAGTTAAACTTTTGAACCACATACATTCACCTTCCATTACTACTTCGTTAATCTTTTGTAAATAAACTAATGTATCTGGACTTATTAATACATCAGCTCTGAATCCATCAATAGCAAAGTGATCTTCTGCTAGCTCTACCATGATGCTTGGTACTCAATCTCATAGTTCCATTTGTTTTCTTCTGTGATCTCATCAAGTAACTCGGTCAGTTGCTTATGTGTTTCTTCAACGTCATGCCAGTACCAATCATCAATATCTGTAGATCCAAAGAAGAATCCTGATGATGGTGGCAGTAGCTCAAGAGCTAACTCAGTTGACTTACTATCAAGCAGGGTTCCACATCTGTTGTGTAGTGCAACTAAGTTCTCTCTTGGTACTGGTATACGCTGGCATTCATCAACGCCATCAGCTAATGTATCTACAAACCATGCATGAATCTGATTAGCTTTACGCCAATAGATAGCAGTCCACTCTACTGATAATGATGATGCTATGTTATCTTTTACTTTGATACCTGCAGCTTCAACGATGTCATTGTATCTATGGTTCTCTACAAAGCTTACTCGATTGTTGTAATCTTTACGAGACTCATGGCTACCAATACGTTCACTTACATTTAGGTACATATCAAGACCCATTGCTTACTCCTAATAGTTGTAGTGCTCGTGACTTCACGGCTATGTCTGTGCCGAGAATCATCTTGCCTGCTTGCTTGCTATAGTCTTTACTGAAGTGATCGGTTGCTTCCACGATAGCTTGGAATGCACCGAATTTAGTGTTCTTAATGTTGTGTTGTGTGTCTGTCTCACCAATCCATACGTTCCATGCACTAGTTCTGTTACGTTCTACTCTTGTCTTAGATGTACGTTCACCTGCACTAAGCATTTCGTATGGTGAGAACTCAATCTTGCTAGGCAGTGGGTACACTCGCTTGATAAAGTTCTTGAACTCTTCGTTACTAAATTCAATTGAACGTAGGTATGACGATACTGTTGCATATTTCTGAACATCTTCGTTCATAATTCTAAATGCTTTTCGAATATCATCTGGGTTGATACTACTGTTAGGGCTATGCTTAACACGGTAGTAAATACCTTTAGCTTTACCACTCATCATTGCAGCATTGATCTGATTGGTACATCCAATACGATTGACAACTGGTGTCATTTGGAATGGCATACTACCATCGTGTGATGTACGTGCAATTACATATGCATTATGTGGATCGTCACCAACTGTTACGTTAGCTGGTAGTTCAATGGTTGCCCATACTACGTTGCCACCCTTGAGTTCACCTGCTGCACCATAACGTGCATCGCTGTTGTTAACGATGTCGTCAAGGCATGAGAAGATCTCATCATTTTGTAATACTTTGTATCGTGAACCTACTATTGCTAGTGGTGTAGGGTCTGTCTCAGTCCACCCTGTATTAGTCCACTTAACTGTTGCATATCTATCTGGTACTTCAAGTGGATCAGTCTCATTAATAAATACATTTTCTAATGTAACCTTCCAGTCAAGTCCAGCCTTTACCATTAGGTCATGTGCTGAATTAACTTCGTACTCACTATGCGTACCAATTACTGTATAAGGATCTCGTCTAGTCATTCTGTTCCTCTATCATCTCTGCGAATGCAGCATCTATATCTACTGCGTTTACTTCTTGTATAATTAATTCATCTATTGCTTCTTCAGCGTAATCAAATGCACTAGCTAGTAGCAGTATTGCTAACTGCTTGGCATCTTCCATCGCTCTTGTTCTATCATTGCGCTCTAGTCGTTTATAGATTTGGTATAACGCTTGAAGAAAATCAAGTGCTACCTTATCTGTTACGGCTATACCTACAATCTCTGGGTATCCTTCTCGTTCGTACCAATCAAACGGGTCGTTAAACCACGGCTCGTCTTTGATGCTCATTAAATCTCCTGTGCTTCTGTGCTTATAATCTCTTCGTGCTTAGTGTCCCAATCATCTTCATCTATTTTTTCTACTAACTCTTCTGTACTGTATGCTTCATCAGCTTGATCTTCTGCGTCATCATCATTACGTGCTGTTACTTGTACTGTTACTGTTGCTCTTTGCAAGCGTTCAATGGTGTATGTAACTGCCCATTCTCTACGCATAAGTGGTACTTCAAAGTACTTAAGAGATTTATTTACATCTTCAGCCCAG